CGCTCGACTGGGCGCAGGATTCGCCGCGCGTCGGCCCGCCGCGGGCGAGAGGTACCGAAACGTGTTGCACCGGGTCGACGCGTACGCCCGTGACGTCCTCAAGGGGCGGATCGTCGTCGGTCCGCTGGTCGCCCTCGCGTGCGAGCGGCACGCGCGCGACCGGCGCGACGGCGAGGGGTTTAAATTCGCCGCCGCGGCCGCCGATCACATCATCCGGTTTATCGAGGAACAAGTGCGACTCCCCGACACGGCCGACCCCGACGGCCGCCCGCGGCGGTTCGCGCTCGAACCGTGGCAAGTGTTCATTGTCGGATCGTTGTTCGGGTGGATCCTCGCGAGCGGGCACCGCCGGTACCGCAACGCGTATATCGAGATCGGCAAGGGCAACGGGAAAACGCCGATGCTCGCCGCGATCGGCCTCTACGGGTTGACGATGGACGGGCAGATCGCCCCGCAGATCTACGCCGCGGCCGCCGACCGCGATCAAGCAATGGTCATGTATCGCGACGCCGTGCGGATGGTCGACGCGTCGCCCGCGCTCGCGCAACGCATTCAGCAATCCGGCGTCCAGCAAGTGCACAACATGGCGTACGGCCTCGGGTTTTTTCGGCCGTTCTCGCGCGAGCAATCCGCCAAGTCGGGCACGCGGCCCCATATGGGATTGATCGACGAATTGCACGAACACCCGAACGGCGACACGGTCAACAAGATCCGCGCGGGCGCGAAAGGGAACCTCGACGCGATGTTCCCCGAGATCACGAATAGCGGATCCGACCGGACGTCGATATGTTTTCAGCATCACGAGCACTCGCGGCACATCCTCGAACAAAGCGTCGTCGACGACCGATGGTTCGCGTACGTGTGCGGCCTCGACGAGGGCGACGACCCGCTCGCCGATGAAACGTGTTGGCCGAAAGCGAACCCGAACCTCGGGATCTCGATTCAACGCGAGTACCTCGTCGATCAAGTCTCGGCGGCGCGCAATATCCCGGGCGAGACGAACACGGTTCTCCGGTTGAATTTTTGCGTGTGGACGGCGCAACACACGCGCGCGATCGATATGGCGCTTTGGCGCGCGTGCGCCGCGCCGCCGCCCGACGCCGAGCTCGTCGGCGTGCCGTGTTACGGTGGCCTCGACCTCGGGCAGTCGGACGACTTCACGGCATGGGTTCGGATCTGGACGCTCGACGACGGCCGCGTTGTGGTCAAGTGTCGATTCTGGTTGCCCGAGGCCGCGATCGAGAAGTACCCGCACCGCAATTACGCCGAGTGGAAGCGGGCCGGTTACTTGACCGTCACCGAGGGGCCGACGACCGATTACGACCGCGTCGAGTTGGCGATCGCGGCCGATTGTGCCCACGACGGGATCCGGTCCGTCGCGTACGACAAACGGTTCGCCGAGCAAATGGCGCAACACCTCGTCGGCCTCGGGATCGAGATGCTCGATCAACCGCAGGGCTTTCAACTCAACGAGGCGATTCGCCGGAAGGGCGAACTCGTCGCCGCGGGTACCTTGTGCCACGGGTCGAACCCGATCCTCGATTGGATGGCGGCGAATTACGTCATTCGGCACGGGTTGCGCGGCGACGCCCGGCCCGACAAGGAAAAGGCCGCCGACAAGATCGACGGGCAAGTCGCGCTCGATATGGCGCTCGGCGTGTGGATCCGCCAACCCGCGACCGTCGCGCCGTCCTACCAAATGATCATCATCGGCGGGCCGCCGTCGTGACGACGCCGCCGAAACGCCGCGGCCGCCCGCGGGTCGATCCGAACGATCGTACTGTGCCCGTGAGTTTTGGGATCCCGTCGAAAGAGTATGCCGATCTCTGTAAAGAAGCGACGCGCGACGGAACGACGGTTCCGGAGATCATCCGGCGCACGTTGCGCCAGCGTGACAACAATCCTAGACGGGGTTGAGTTCGTGCGGTTCTGTCAGGCCCTTGCGGCCGACCGGGCCGGGCGACTTCGACGGCGTCGGCGACTTTTGAAACGTTAAAGTCGACACGTCGACGCGGCGGCCCGCATATTGACCGGCACCATGTTCGATCGCGCGTATGCCGTGTTGCACGTCGCGGCCTTCAACGACGACGCGCGCACGTTCACCGGGATCGCGACGACGCCGACGCCCGACCGGCGCGGCAATGTGTTTGAACCCTCTGGGCTCACGTTTCACAACCCGATCCCGTTGCTCTTTCATCACGACAACGAACGCCCGATCGGCTTCGCCACGCTCGGCACGCCGACGGCCGCGGGCGTGGCGTTCGAGGGGACGATCCCGCGCATCGTCGATCCGGGGCCCCTGCACGATCGAGTCAATGAGGCGTGGCAGTCGATCAAGGCCGGGATCATTCGCGCCGTCTCGATCGGCGTGCGCCCGCACAAAAACGGCGTCGAACCCATCAAAGAGGGCGGGTTACGGTTCACCAAAGGCGAGATCGTCGAACTCTCGCTCGTGACGATCCCGGCGAACGTCGAGGCGACGATCCTTACGATTCAATCCTTCGATACTCCGGCCGCGCCAGGCCCCAACCGATCCGGCGTCGCGGATGTGTTGCCCGTTGTGCGGGCCGGTAGTCCGTCCATGACCATCGCAGAACAGATCACGCAGTTTACGAACACGCGCGCCGTGAAAGCGGCGCGGATGACCGAGCTTATGACGGCCGCCGCGACCGCGAGCGTCACCCTCGACGCCTCACAGACCGAGGAATACGACGGCCTCGCGTTGGAAGTGAAAGCGATCGACGCACACCTCGTGCGCCTACGCGATCAAGAGACGACCAACGCCGCCGCCGCGGTCGCGGTCGGGCCGGTCACGACGATCGTCGCGGGGGCCGCCGCGCGCGGGACCGTGCCGATCATTCAAGTCAAATCGCAACTCCCGAAGGGCACCGCATTTGTGCGGTACTGCCAAGCGATCGCGTACGGCCGCGGCGACACGCTGCGCGCGCGCGAATTTGCGAAGCAATGGAAAGACTCGACGCCCGAGGTCGAACTCGTGTTGAACGCCGCCGTTGCGCCGGGCACGTCGACCGACGCGACGTGGGCCGGGCGCCTCGCGCCGATTCAGCCTCTCGCGACTGAGTTTCTCGAACTCTTGCGCCCCTCGACGATTCTCGGCAAGGTCGGCGGGTTTATCCGCGTGCCGTTCAATGTGTCGGTCCCGGCGCAAACCGGCGGCGGCACGTACGGATGGGTCGGGCAAGGCGCGCCGAAACCCGTCACCAAATTGCAGTTTGGGACCATCACGATCACGATCACGAAGTGCGCCGGGATCATCGTGATCACCGAGGAACTCGCGCGCAACTCGTCGCCGTCGGCCGAGGCGATCATTCAGCAAGACATGATCAACGGGATCGCGCAATTCCTCGACGTGCAATTTATCGATCCCGCGCAAGCCGCGGTCGCGGGCGTCTCGCCGGGCAGCATCACGAACGGCGTCACGCCGATCACGTCGGCGGGCACGACGCCCGCCAACGCGCGCACCGACGTGATCGCGCTCATGAACGCGTTCACGGCGGCCTTGATCCCGATCGCGGGCGCAACGTTGATCATGTCCGAGGCGAACGCGCTCGCGCTCTCGGCGGCGCTGAACCCCCTCGGACAGCCGTTGTGGCCAAATCTGATGATGACGGGCGGCACCGGGCCGCTCGGGATCACCGTGGTCACGAGTCAGTCGGCGGGCAACAACGTCGTGCTCGTGTCGCCCCGGTGCATTCTGTACGCGGATGACGGCGGCGTGACGATCGACGTGTCGCGCGAGGCGTCGGTGCAGATGGATTCCGCGCCCGACAACCCCGCGCTCGCAACGACGGTCCTTACCTCACTCTGGCAAAACAACCTCGTGGGGTTGCGCGCCGAGCGGTTTATTAACTGGAAGAAAGCGCGCACGGGTTGCGTTGCGTACACCGTGCAAACGTACGCCGGATGAAACTCTTAGTGCTCGTTCGGCACACGTTCGACAACCACACGTACGACGTCGGCGACTCGTATGAGGTCGCCGACGATCTCTGTCTCGACGGGTCGCCCGTGACCGTCGCCGAGACGATCATCGGGAACGGCATGGCCCGCCGCGACGACGCGCCCGCGGCCGCGCCTGCGCCGCCCGCGCAGGCCGCGCCGCCCGCGCGCGACGAGACTCCGCCGCCTGCGCCTCCACACGTGACCGCGAGACACCGAAAGGCGTAACCACATGACGGGCACGACTTCAACGATCGTCAACGGGCGCGCGGTCGTGTTTCCGGCGACCGTGTGCGGCCTCGTGTATCACACGACCGACAGCGTCGATCCGCACGCCGAGGGCGACGAATATACCGTCTCGGATCCGGCGTTGTTCGAGACCTTGATCGCGATCGGATTCGTTCACTACGAACCGGCCCCGTGAACGTCTTCGGGTTCAGCATCACGCGCGGGGGCACGCCCTCGACCCAATCGCCGCCGACAACCGGCGTCGGCGGCGGATGGTGGCCCGTCGTGCGCGAGTCGTTCGCGGGCGCGTGGCAACAAAACGTCGACGTCACGCTCGATAGCGTGCTCGCGTACTTCGCCGTCTACGCGTGCATCTCGTTGATTGCGTCCGACATTGGCAAGCTGACCCTGCGCCTCGTCGCGAAAGACGCCGACGGTATTTGGAACGAGACCGACTCGCCCGCGTTCTCGCCCGTGCTCCGCAAGCCGAATCGGTTTCAGACGATCAATAAGTTTATCGAGCAATGGATCATCTCCAAGATGATCAACGGCAACGCGTACATTTTGAAGCAACGCGACAACCGCGGGATCGTCGTTGCGCTCTACGTGCTCAACCCGATGCGCGTGATGCCGCTCGTCGCGCCCGACGGATCCGTGTACTACAACGTCGGATCGGATTACCTCTCCGACGTGCCGTTCGGCGCGCCCGCCGTCCCGGCGAGCGAGATCATTCACGACACGATGGTGACGCTCTTCCATCCGCTCGTCGGCGTGACGCCGATCTATGCGTGCGGCCTCGCCGCGACGCAAGGGTTACAGATCCAAACGACGTCGACAAAGTTTTTCGGCGCGGGCAGTCGCCCGGGCGGCGTGTTGACCGCGCCCGGCGCGATCTCGGACGAGACCGCGGCCCGCCTCAAGACGCAATGGGAAGCGAATTACGGCGGCGACAACATCGGCCGCGTGGCCGTCGTCGGCGACGGGTTGCACTACGAATCCATGATGATCAAGGCCGACGACGCGCAATTGATCGAACAACTCAAATGGACGGCGGAAAACGTGTGCTCGTGCTACCACGTCCCGCCGTACATGATCAACGTCGGCCCGACCCCGCCGTACGCCAACGTCGAACCCGTCTTTCAGCAGTACTACGCGCAGTGTTTGCAATCGTTGCTCACGAACCTCGAAAAGTCGCTCGACGACGGCCTCGGGTTGATCGACAAGATCAACGGCACACAGTACGGGACCGAGTTCGACATCGACGATTTGATCTGGATGGACACCGCGACGAAAACGAAGGCCGCGGGCGATGCGATCTCGACCGGGGGCATGGCCCCCAACGAGGCGCGCAAACGCTACTACGGCCTCGGCCCCGTCGAGGGCGGCGATACGCCGTACATGCAACAGCAGATGTACTCGATCGCGGCGCTCGCCAAGCGCGACGCGAACGACCCATTCAGTAAACCGACGCCCGCGCCGACCGCGACCGCCCCGCAAGAGACGCCGCCGCCGCCGCCCGACGACGGCACGAAAGATCTCGACGCGCTCGTCGCGTTGTTCGCGGCCGAATTGGAGCGCGCGGCGTGACCGCCGACGAGATGAAAACCCTCGTGCTCGCCCTCGCGCCGACCGTGCGCGATTACGTCGCGCGCAAGGCCGCCGACGTCGTCGTCCCGCTCGTCGAGCGTCTCGCCGCCTTAGAGGCCCGCCCGGCCCCGCGAGACGGCCGCGACGGCCGCGACGGGGCGAACGGCGTCGACGGGGCCCCCGGCGCGGCGGGCCTCGACGGTCTCGGGTTCGGGCACTTGGAGATCTTGCACGACGGCGAGCGACGGATCACCGTGCGCGCCGTCGACGGCGACCGCGTGAACGAGCTCGGGGTCGTCGTGTTCCCCTGCGAGATCTATCGCGACGTGTGGGTCGCCGCCAAGACGTACGAGCGCGGCGACTGTGTGACGTGGTCGGGATCGGAGTGGCACGCCAACACGACGACGACCGCAAAACCCGGCGACGGGTCGGCCGCGTGGACGTTGAAAGTCAAACGCGGCCGCGACGGGCGCGACGCGACGAGCGCGATCGGAGCGCGTCACTGATGGCCGTGACCCTCGCGCAGGCGCAACAGCATTTGTACCTCGTGCCCGGCGACACGAACGCCGACACCGATCTCGCGATGAAACTCGCGCAGGCGAACGCAATCATTCAGGATTACCTGAAAGCGACGAGTAACCCGGTCGACAACCCGCTCGTCGACGCCGCCGTGTTGCTGCAACTCGGCGAGTTGTGGCGATTCCGCGGCGACGATCCGTCGAGCACGAGCGCGTCGACGACGCCGGGCGATCTTCACCCCACGATCACCAACCTCTTACGCCGGTTGCGGGATCCGGCCCTCGCATGAGTCCCGGCCTCTCGGCCCTACTCGACCGGATGCCCGCGGG